GCATGAGTTGGGAAACAGCAGAAGAGATAGCAAAAAACTATGACAACTGTTTCTTAATGGCTCGTGAAGAAGACTTGCTGAAAACGTTCTTAGACTTGATCGACGATGCAGATATATTATCAGGTTGGAACAGTGAAGGTTTTGATATTCCTTATATGGTGCAACGAACCAATCGTGTGTTGAGCAAAGATGACACTAGACGTTTCTGTTTATGGGGTCAGTTTCCTAAGCAACGTGAGTTTGAACGCTTTGGTGCAGCCAATATGACCTTTGACTTGATTGGTCGTGTTCATATGGACTATATGCAACTGTATCGCAAGTATACCTATGAAGAGCGTCACAGTTACAGTCTAGATGCCATCGCTGAATATGAATTAGATGAACGTAAGACACAGTACGAAGGTACGCTGGATCAATTATACAATCAAGACTTTCCTAAGTTCATTGAATACAATCGTCAAGATACCGCACTGTTGGCCAAATTAGATAAGAAACTACGCTTCTTAGATCTTGCCAATGAATTGGCACACGACAACACTGTGCTACTACAAACAACTATGGGTGCTGTGGCTGTTACAGAACAGGCTATCATCAATGAAGCACATCAACTGGGTATGGTTGTACCAAATCGCAACCGTGATGAACAGTTTGACACGCAGGCCGCAGGTGCGTATGTAGCGACGCCTAAAGCAGGCATGCATGACTACATTGGTGCTATTGATATTAACTCACTGTATCCGTCAGCGATTCGCGCACTTAACATGGGACCAGAAACTATCGTAGGACAGCTACGTCCTGTGATGACTGAACACTATATCAAAGAAAAACAACAAGGAGGTTCGTCATTTGCTGACGCATGGGAAGGTTTGTTTGGCAGTTTAGAATATACATCAGTAATGAACATGGAACCAGGTACGGAAATTACCATTGATTGGGCCAATGGTACCAGTGATGTGCTAAGTGCCGCAGACGTTTGGCGATTGATATTTGACAGCAACAAACCTTGGATCCTATCAGCTAACGGTACAATTTTTAACAATGAACGTAAAGGTGTCGTTCCAGGATTGCTAGAACGTTGGTATGCTGAACGACAAGAAATGCAGGCTAAAAAGAAAGAGGCAACTACAGATGAAGACAAAGCATTCTGGGATAAACGACAATTGGTTAAGAAAATTAACCTTAACAGTTTATATGGTGCTATTCTTAACCCTGGTTGTCGCTTCTTTGATAAGCGTATTGGACAATCCACAACCCTTACCGGTCGTACCATTGCCAAGCACATGGATGCCTACATAAATGAATGTATCACTGGTAAGTATGATCACGTAGGTGACGCGATTATCTATGGTGATACAGACTCATGTTACTTCTCAGCTTGGCCAATGGTCAAGGCAGATGTTGAGGCGGGTAAGATGGAATGGAACAAAGATATAGCAGTAGGTTTATATGACAGTATCGCTGATCAGGTCAATGAAAGTTTTCCACAGTTCTGTGAAAAGGCTTTCCATACTCCACGACGTCAAGGCGAGCTTATCAAAGGTGGGCGTGAACTTGTAGCACTTAAAGGCTTGTTTATCAAGAAAAAACGATATGCTGTGCTGATCTATGATATGGAAGGCAAGCGTTTAGACACTCACGGTGTCGCAGGCAAAGTAAAAGCCATGGGGTTGGACTTGAAACGCAGTGATACTCCAAAGGTTATCCAAGACTTCTTAAGTGATATCTTGCTTGATGTACTTACCGGCACACAGCGTGAGGCTATCATTGACAAAGTCCGTGAATTTAAACTGGTATTCACAGAGCGTCCAGCTTGGGAAAAAGGCACACCTAAACGTGTCAACAACTTGACCAAATATTCAAAAGAAGAAGAACGCCTAGGCAAAGCCAACATGCCCGGACATGTACGTGCGGCTATGAATTGGAATAACTTAAAACGCATGATGAATGATCAATACAGCATGAGCATAGTTGATGGCATGAAGACCATTGTTTGTAAATTAAAAGATAACCCACTTGGTTATACATCAATTGGGTATCCAACTGATGAAACACATATACCTGCGTGGTTTAAAGAGTTACCGTTTGATCAGGATTCAATGGAAGCTGGTATCGTAGATCAAAAGGTAGAAAATTTATTAGGTGTGTTAGATTGGAAGATTGGTGAAAACACACAAATTGCCACTACATTTGATAATCTATTTACGTTTGAATAATGAATACTATTGTTGATTTACTCAGATATCGAAACGATCTAATTAATCACCTTGGATCTTTAACTACTAAAATAGATGTTAGTGAGCCATTGATATCACTAGCTAATTTAAATTCAATTCACACTAATGTGTCTTTCTCTACTGAACATATTAGAAATTCTTTTTTTGCATTACAAGAACAAATCCAAGAAAAAAATATTAGTGTTGTTAATGAAATTAAAAAATTAATCGTTGATGTAGAAAATCAAATTGACATATTAGGACAAAGTCAAACATTTGAAACTGATGTAGATATTGATGATACAGGACAAAATTTAATTGGGGAAATATATCAACGTCCTAAACTTGCTAATTCTTTTCTTCCAGATTCTGTTATTTCTAGATGTAGAAGATATTCTACCTGGCAATATCCAGGATTAATTATTTCCCCAATAGACAAATTTTGGATAGATACTATGGTAGCATGCGACCCATTATATCTTTTAGGTATGAGCTACAGATCATCACACATTGAAGAAATAATCAGTGTATATCCTATAGAATATCAAAGAAGACTAAGAATATATAAAAATTTACACGACAAAAATTTTTCTAAATTACCAAACAATCAATTTGGTTTTATTCTAGCTTGGGAAGTGATGCTTGAATTTTCAATTCAATCAATTGAAAAATATTTAACCTTAATACTTAATTTATTAAGGCCGGGTGGAGTTTTTATGTTTAATTATAACGAATGTGATCATTTAGAGTTAGCTGAATCGAGTGAGAAAAAAGCAATACCTTATTGTAATAGTCGTATTTTAAAAAATGTCTGTGAAACCATTGGATACAACATTATACAATTTGGTGAATACAAATCTGAAGATGCAAATAATTACCTCAACTGGATTGAAATTAAGAAACCAGGAGAAATAACCACAGTAAAACGAGCACAAGCGTCAGGATCAGTATTATTAAAATAAATTTGTCAAAATCGTTGCACGATCTAAATAAAACACGTATAATAAATTATCAAAGGAGAAACATATGAGAGACCATCTATTAGACATTGTTAAAAGCACATTTGGCTTAGGAAATATTGACTTAGTTAAAATTACAGGTACCGACACAGAAACAGCTATCGAAGCACTAGCTGAAGACCGTAGTGTTATTGTTCAGGCTAAACTAAATGGACCAGTAGCAGAATTTATTGGCACATTTGGTATGCCTAACTTAGGTAAACTAAACACAATCTTAGGTATTCCGGAATATAAAGACAATGCTAAGATTACATTAAACAAACAAGACCGAAATGGTGAACAGGTAGCTGTAGGTTTACATTTTGAAAATGCCGCAGGCGACTTCAAAAATGATTATCGTTTTATGAGCCAAGAGATTGTCAATGATAAACTCAAAACAGTTAAGATGCGTGCTGTAAATTGGAATGTTGAATTTGAACCCGCAGTGACTAATATCCAAAGATTGAAGTTCATGGCATCAGCTAACGCAGAAGAAGCAAACTTTACTGCTAAGACTAACAATGATAATTTAGAATTATCATTTGGTGATCACAGCAGTCACGCAGGTAACTTTGTATTCCAAGCAAGTGTTAATGGTACATTAAGCAAAGGTTGGAGTTGGCCAGTCAAAGCTGTTATCAGCATTTTAGACTTGCCGGGTGATAAGAAATTTAGCATCAGCGACGAAGGTGCTGCACAGATTACTGTTAATACTGGGTTAGCAACTTACAATTATATCTTACCAGCACAAAGCAAGTAATGTTTGATTATTGGAAGAATCAATATACTGCCAGAGGATTTACTCCAGGTGGTATGTTTGTTAAAGACAATCTCTGCTATATTCCCATTCCAAAAAATTCCAGCAGTTACATTGGACAATTACTGTTGGAAAATGGATGGGGTATAGGTAATTTCTTAACCACTGATTTAACCAATAAACAGATAATCATTCTAGTTCGTGAGCCTATAGATCGCTGGGTTAGCGGTACGGCACAATATCTGTGTTCTGCACTGCTAAAAAATGGCAGGACGTCGATCGATATTATCAATAATTGGAACAGTATTGTACAGGATTTAATTTTTGATCGGATAGTATTTGACGATCATACTGAAAAACAAGTATACTTTATAAGTGGGATCCCTAGAGAAAATTGTGTATTCTTTAACAGCAATCGATCTCCCGAATTAGCTATCAAACAATATTTAATTAGTCAAAATCTTGATCTAAATACTGATATAGATATTGACCGCAATCAAACACAAGGTAATGAATATAAAGAAATACTAGTGAATTTTTTACAAGATCAACTTACACAAAATCCACATTTAGTCAATAAACTGATAGATACTTATAGAGAAGATTATACCATATGGAACGTGACAATTTAACTAATAAACAACTAGACTACGCTGTATTCTTGCCCGCATTAAGTGGTTTCTATGCCACTTATGTAGGTAAACAACGTTTTCCAGATGCTAATGGTAACTTGTATGTTGAAAGTACTCGTGTGCCAGCAGATTTTGAAAATGGTGTAGAAGGGCTTAATTGGCTTAATCCAGATCAGGCATACTTTCCGTATCATTGGGCACTGTATTCAGCAGGTCACGCAGAACTTGATGTAAACAAACACAGTCCCAAAGAAGATATGATACGTAATCGTGACCGTAGCCGTAGTTTTGTCTTAGGTGATAGTGGTGGTTTCCAGATTGGTAAAGGTGTATGGGAAGGCGAGTGGCGTGATATTAACAGCCCAGCTGTCATAGCTAAGATGCAGGACTGTATCAATCGCAAAACAGAAACACGAACGATTAAAGATAAAAATGGTAAAGAAAAAACTGTCACTGTAGATCTAGTTAAAGAATATCAGAATAGAATAGAAGCCGCTCAAAAGAAACGTGAACAAGTATTGGCATGGATGGATGCTTATATGGATTATGGTATGATCCTTGATATTCCAGCATGGGTAGAACGTAGTCCAGAAGGGCGTGCAGCTACTGGTATTACCAGTTACATAGAAGCCGTAGAAGCTACCTATGTCAATAATGATTATTTCATGGCTAATCGTACAGGTGCTTGCAAGTTCTTGAATGTATTGCAAGGTGAGAATCATGATGATGCTGAAGATTGGTATGAACGCATGAAAAAATACTGTGATCCCAAGCAGTACGACAAACCATTCAATGGTTGGGCCATGGGTGGACAGAACATGTGTGACGTACACTTGATCCTTAAACGTCTAGTGACATTACGTTTTGATGGATTGTTACAGGAAGGATTACATGATTGGATGCACTTCTTGGGTACAAGTAAACTCGAATGGGCTTGTCTATTGACAGACATTCAACGTGCTGTCCGTAAGTATCATAATCCAAAATTTACTATCAGCTTTGACTGTGCTAGTCCATTCTTAGCAAGTGCTAATGGGCAGATCTATATCCAAACTGAAATCGAAGATCGTAAAAAATGGGTATATCGTATGGTGCCAAGTGTAGATAATAAAAAATATGCCACTGACACACGCAGATTTAAAGATGCTGTGCTAGGTGATAAGTTATTTAAAAACTTTACAGATAGTCCAGTCAGTGAACGTTGTACTATCAAAGATGTTTGTATCTATAAACCAGGCGACTTAAACAAGATCGGTAAAGAAGGTAAGACATCGTGGGACAGTTTCAGTTATGCTATACAGATGGGTCACAATGTTTGGAGTCATATCTCAGCCGTACAAGAAGCTAATAGGCAATATGATGCTAATGTTATTCCAAACATGTTGGTGCAAGAAGACTTTGATCGTATATTATTTAGAAATCTCGTTGACGAAATATTCGCTATCAATGATAGGAAAAAAGCACTAGATCACATCGATCACTACAGTAAGTTTTGGGATAGAATCATTGGTACTAGAGGCAATACAGGTAAGAGACTTACCAATGCATCAGCTATGTATAACAAGCATTGTGAAGAAGTTGATGCCTCAGAACATCATAGAGATGACAGCGGCATGGATGAATCAAAACTTGATAAACTAGAAGAAGAGCAAGGAGAATAATATGTCAATGGGCAAACAAATATATTATCATAACTTAAAAAATGGTAGAGTGCCGGAGCTACTGAGTTATTTAGAAATCCTTAAAGAACAACATAAAGCATTAGAAAATAAGATTGCTGACGGATACAGTCATTATCTAGATGATGAACATCTCAGTAAAATCAAACATGAAAAACTAGGCATCAAAAGACAGATAGTTGAAATTGAAGAAAAGTTAAAGGCACAAAATGAAGCGTGAATATACTGAAGGTACAATAGAAGATGTTACATACTTTGTAGGTACAGAGATCGAACGCACACCTGCTTACGGTATGAATACTTTATTTGTAGTAGGTGTACAGCCATTCCAAGAAGTTATTAATTTAGCGAAAGAAAAGGCGTGTACACACATCTACTTTGGTGCTAATCAAAGTTTTCCAAAATTACCAATGGGCAATATACCATGGCGCCCATGGGAAGAAATGATCATGCAGTGTTTGGCCGCAGACTTTTGGTGTACTTTAGATTTTGATGTAGCCTGTGTAGAAAGCGTATTAGAAGGTCCAATGGTTGAGCATCGTCGTTTCATTCCACAGATTTCGATAAAGATCCCATACTTGACACAGTTGGGATATAATGCTACAATTAAGATAGACGACAAAGATTTTGATGCAACAAACCCAGGTGTTTGGTGCCACCGTCTGCGTGATTTAACAACAACAGAGACTTTTACTGATTGGGATCAATACGGTAAAGATGAGATAGTAAAATGATATTAGAAGAACGTGAACGTATAGAACGTATTAAAGCGAATGGAGTACGCACAACTTATATTAAAGTTAGAACTGAGTTTGAAGGATTCCATTTTTATCCCAATGCTGGCACGATTGACTCGCGTATTAAGTTTCTTGAAAATGAACACCGTCATATATTCAAAGTTGAAGTAAAAATATCAGTGACACATCTTGATCGTGAGTTAGAATTTTTCTTAGTAAAATGGGCTCTACAGGAATTTATTAAAGATGGTAATCAAAATCATAAGTCTTGCGAAATGATTGCCACTGATATTTTAGAGAATCATTTAATACCGTTATACGGGAATCGAGCATATACAGTAGTAGTATCCGAAGACGGAGAATCTGATGGTATTATTGAGTTTGATCCACAGCTTTAATTAATTCATCTAGTGTTATTGAACAACTTACACGTTTAGATCTATTATCAAACTTAGGTAGTAATTCTAAATTAACATAATGTCCTATAATTTCTGGAGCAATATTTTGTTTAAATCCTTCGGTGATGCTAAATTTGTGATCTAATTCAAATTTAGATCCTCGTTCTAAATTTTGAGGATTGATTTTATTTTGATAGTGTACCCAACTTTTATAAGTATGATTAAGGACTTGTTCTCGGTATAGCTCCCATTCAGTTTTTAATTCTTTGGATATAGCAATACCATTTTTAATTTTTGTATTTGTTGCTTCTACATAACATATAGGATTTCGTTTAATGGCTTTGGCTGATTGTTTTTGTTTAGTATCATTGCTATGAGTTTTATTATACATAGGGTTATTTTTACCAGAATGTCCTCCTCTATTAGCAATCGCTTCAGAAATTCTAATACCTTTAGTAGTAAGCCATTCACTATCTCTATGTTTTATCTTAAGAACAGCATTACCTTTTTCGCTCATCCGTTTCATATGTGCTCGACGTTGATCAGGTGTGGTGTTACTATCTCTTGTTGCTTGAGCTTTTTTGATAAAGCCCGGGCATTGGGTAATTTTCTCAACGCATCTCATTTCTTTGGAATTATAACTTATGTAAAAGGCTTGACATCCACACAAATAACAAGTATTATTAACATTAGCAGTAGTAAGTTTAGGCACAGTTCTATCTCTCTATTGTTATTATTTATCAATCTATAGCCATATAGGAGATTCAAATGGCACAATCAGAAAGAAAATATTCAATGAAATCTGAAATTCGACAAATTTTCAACGATTTAGATGCATGGTTGAACTACTGTCGTTTCCGTATGATCAAATATGATCCTGCTGATCTATATAGATCACCGGAATACAAAGAATGGCAAGAGCGTCGTAAGAAACGTCAACAATGGCAACAGCGTAACGGACAAGCTAATAACTATAGAAATACTAGGAGTCAATAATGACTGTATTTCTGGTAGATCTAGAAGCTGTTGAAACTAGATATACAGGCCATTGGAAATATCATGTGCCTGAATTATTAAAGGAACAAGGACATGATGTTATCGTTATTCAAGGCCCTACAGACATACCTGCCGCTACTACTCCTGGCGCTTTTCTTAATTTTGGTGGCACTAACATTTACAAAGCCCGCCAGGTTGAGGAAATTTCACGTCTCTTTACCAGTGGCAACGTTAAGCAGGGTGATCATTTCTTGTTTACTGATGCTTGGCATCCTGGCATCATTAATCTTAAATACATGTCCGAGCTGCTGGGAATAAAAGTAACTATACACGCACTTTGGCATGCTGGTAGTTATGATCCCCAAGACTTTTTAGGACGTCTCATTGGTGATGCACCATGGGTGCGTCACGCTGAAGCTAGTTTCTATCATGCCATTGATCACAACTACTTTGCCACAGACTTCCATATAGACTTATTTGCTGAAACATTCAGTTATGTTAACAAAGGATCACCTACCACATTATGGAAACATAATCTAATGGCAAAGAAAAAGATCGTACGCTCAGGTTGGCCTATGGAATATATGCCAGAGATGTTTGAACCGTATAAAGAAATTCCTAAACGTGATCTGATCATATTCCCGCATAGACTAGCACCTGAGAAACAAGTAGAAATATTCCGTGATTTAAAAGAATCGATGCCACAATATGAATTTATAGTGTGTCAAGACACACCTTTAAACAAGATACAATATCACATGCTACTAGCCAGTGCTAAGATCGTGTTTTCAGCTAACTTACAAGAAACATTGGGTATCAGCTGTTATGAAGGTGCGTTAGTAAATTCTATTCCGATGGTACCCGATCGTTTGTCATATAAAGAAATGTATGCTGAGATTTGGCGTTATCCTAGTGAGTGGACTGAATCATTTGAAAGTTATGCACAACATAAAGACAAACTCACAGCACAAATTGTTGAATATATAACCAACTACGACGAATACGCTAAACTTATTCCACAGCAGGCACGCAGTTTAGATCGAAACTTCTTTTCAGCAACTAATCTATTAGAAAATCTCAAATGACATTTGAAAAGATCGCAGAATTTGAATCTGCATTAGCCCAGTTCACTGGTGCTCCTTATGCTATCATGACTGATTGTTGTACACATGCTGTCGAACTTTGTCTACGCTATGATCGGATCACTCGCGTGCAATTCCCCTCACACACTTATCTCAGTATTCCAATGACCATGCACAAGTTGGATATCAGTTATGACTATACTGATAAACCATGGATTGGTGAATATCAATTCATAGGCACACGCATCTGGGACAGCGCCAGACTGCTTAAACAAGGTATGTATCGCACAGGACAATTACAATGCCTAAGTTTTGGTTACGGTAAACCACTTGAAATCGGTCGTGGTGGTGCTATACTAACTGATGATGTAGAAGTATACAACACACTGAAATATCAATCATATGATGGTCGCGACTTGTCTATTACCCCATGGGAAGATCAAAAGATATTTCGTGTTGGCTATCACTATCGCCCTACTATCGAAGAAGCTGTAAAAGGTTTGGAATTATTACCAAACGTAGATCAAGAACCTAAATATAAAGAGTATCCAGATCTTAGAAATATTACGATCATCGGTTGACTTAGACCTAAATAACAGTTATAATATTAACATATCCCAATCCACTGGGTTAACATCGGAGACATAAATGGAAGACAAAGTAATTAGCGAACGAATTCTCGAACGCATCCAATCAAATAAAGCCAGATATTGGGCTGGTGACAATATTTCAGAATATATCTTAGACAGCGAACGTGAAGAACTAGTAGATGAACTTACTGGAAAGTTTGAAGGTGTCTTAGATAGTTTGATCATCGATCGCCATACAGATCCAAATTCAAAAGGTACAGCACGTAGACTTGCTAAGATGTACTTGTATGAGATCATGGCTGGTAGATATGATCCAGCACCAGATGCTACAGCTTTTCCAAATGACAGTGAGGACAGATATGAAGGTATGTTGGTTGTTAGAAGTGAGCTTCGCAGTATGTGTAGCCATCATCATCAACCTGTTGCTGGTGTCGCATATATTGGGATTATCGCTGCCCAAAAACTTATTGGACTTAGCAAATATACTCGTATTGCTCAATGGTGTAGTCGTCGTGGCACACTACAGGAAGAACTAGCCAATGACATAGCACGTGAAATAATGAAGGCCACAGGCAGTGAAAACGTAGCAGTCTACATACAAGCTACGCACGGTTGCTGTGAAAATCGTGGTATCATGGCACATAGTTCATTAACGCAGACTACAGTATTAAAAGGTGCGTTCAAAGATGATGGCAATACCAAGAAAGAATTCTTTGACAACATCAAACTACAACAGGAGTTTGCACCCAGATGATAGCTGAAGATTTAATATACCTTGGATTGGGCATGGTATTTGGTGCGATAATAATCGCCAATATGATGTCTGGTACCCAAGGCCGCTTAAAAAAGATTTGTAACATATATTTCGCAAGATTTTCAAACAAAGATATTGATAAGTTAGCTGTTATGTTTGATGACGATGTGTCATTACGTGATTGGGAAATATCAGCATCAGGTAAAGACAATGTCATCAAAGCTAATCAAAAGATATTTGACAGTGTAGACACTATACAAGTTACTCCATTAGTCATGTACAGTGAAGATGATGTCGTAGTCGCTGAATTAGAAATACTAGTAGACAATAAAGTAAAGCTCTACGTCACAGACGTTATCACATTCACTGGTGATAAGATTTCCAGCATCAGAGCATATAAAGGATAAACCATGCGTTGGTTAAAGAAGAAAATCTGTAGTTGGTTGGGCGTAGAACGTTTCGACGATTGGGCTACCATTGACGATGATCGAAGAGATACCCTTGTATCTGTCAGGGGGCGCAATGATGCACCTAACTTCTTCGAACGTAATCCAGAAACCAACTTCCGTATCTATAATGCCTCAGGTGGTATCATACTTGAAGTAGGACGCTGGGACAAAGTTCGCAGTGAGTGGACTACCAACATGCACATCATACACGACGATGAAGAAAATAAAACAGATAGTATCGCTAAAATAATGACTATGGAGTTGATGAGATGAAAAAATTATACGTAAGTGATCAAGAAATCAGAGAATATGTAAACAAGATCTCATTACAGATGTACAAGGACAATTGGCGTCCAGATTATATCGTAGGACTTACTCGTGGTGGACTTGTTCCCGCAGTATATATGAGTCATCTATTAGATATTCCTATGCATACGTTAAAAGTGGCTCTACGTGATAACGCAGACACTGAAAGCAACTGTTGGATGGCAGAAGATGCATTTGGCTATGTTGCGGCTACTAGCGTTCCACGCCCTAAAGATGAACCAACCACAGATCCTACATTACGCAAGAACATATTGATCTTAGACGATATCAACGATACAGGTGCCACACTAGATTGGATCATCGAAGATTGGCAAGGCGTCAATTTACCCAATGATCCAGCTTGGGCACAAGGTATCTGGAATGGTAGTGTTCGTTTTGCTGTGTTATTTGATAATCTAAGTAGCAAGTTTAGTCGCAAGATTGACTATAGTGCTGTAGAAATAAACAAAGCCGAAGAAGATGTTTGGATTGTTTATCCTTGGGAATTAGATTGAAATTATTAGAAAAACATGTTAAACTAATAGGATGGATCGCTAACATAGTGACCATCATTGGCGTCACACTTACAAGTTTTGACATATATCCACTTAATATTATTGTATTGAGTTTTGCCTGTTTGTTTTGGGTAATAACAGGAATGATATGGAAGAAACCAGAACTATGGACGCTTAATGCTATTATATTTTTAATTTATGTATACGGATTGATTATATGAGCAAAATTAAAGTTTCGGAGATATTTTATTCAGCACAGGGCGAAGGACGCTTCGTAGGTGTACCTAGTGTATTTTTAAGAACATTTGGTTGTAACTTTACCTGTGGCGGGTTTGGTATGCCTAGAGGTCAGGCCAGCAAGGAACGTGAAGGCATCAATGCCAAATTATACACACGCTATGAAGATTTGCCATTAGTATCCACAGGCTGTGACAGTTATGCATCATGGGATCCTAAATTTAAGAATCTCAGTCCAAGTTTAGAAACACACATCATCGTTGAAAAGATGTTGCTGTTGACTCCAACACAGAATTGGCAGTTGAAGAATGGTAATGATGTCCATTTGGTCATCACAGGTGGTGAGCCACTATTAGGTTGGCAACGTGTGTATCCAGAGTTATTACAGCATGAAAAGATGTACAATCTAAAGAACATTACATTTGAAACCAATGGTACCCAACCTTTGCATGATGATTTTGCTGCATTCCTTAAACTATGGAATCGTAGTGGACGTGAATTAACATTCTCAGTCAGTGCTAAACTAAGCCCCAGTGGTGAGTCATGGGCTGATGCTATCAAACCAATGATCGTTAAAAGCTATGAAAAGATTGGCACAGTATTCTTTAAATTCGTAGTTGAGCGACCAGAAAACTTTGAAGAAGTTGATCGTGCTGTCGCAGAATATCGCAAGGCAGGCGTCAAAGGTGTAGTCTACATCATGCCTGTAGGCGGTGTTGTTAGTGTTTACAACGGCAACAAGTTTAATGTAGCAGATGAAGCCATGCGTCGTGGTTATTACTATAGTCCAAGATTGCATGTAGATCTTTGGGGCAACAGTTGGGGAAAATAGTGGAACTACATAAAAGAACACTAGCAAGAACGCTGAGTTACAGAATTACAGCGATGTTAATTACTGCTATCTGGACAGGACTAGGTGATGCGATTGCTATCCACTTTGTGCTGGCCATTTGGCAATACGTATTAGAACGAGCATGGTTGAAAATTAAATGGGGAACTAAATGAGTTATTTGTTTACAAGTGAAAGTGTCAGTGAAGGACATCCAGATAAGGTAGCAGACGCTATCAGTGATGCGGTTTTAGATTTGATCATGCGAGAAGGCAATACTGCCTATCGTTGTGCCTGTGAAACACTAGTAACTACTAATCAGGTCATTCTAGCTGGTGAATACAAAGGTATTTACAATCACCTAGAAGTTGAAAATGCTGTGCGCCGTGTCATCCGTGACATTGGCTATGAGCAAGATGGATTCCATTGGGAAACTGCAAAGATACACAATTACATGCATGGACAGTCAGCTGATATCGCCCTAGGCACTGACACATTTGGTGCTGGTGATCAAGGACTTATGTTTGGTTATGCTATCAATGAAACACCAGATCTAATGCCCAGTGCTATCTACTACAGTCACTTAATCGTTAAAGAACTAACTCTACGTCGCAAGAATGGTGTGACATGGTTGGGTCCAGATGCTAAATCACAAGTTACCATGGAATACAATGATGATGGTACAGTTAGCCGTATCGCTAAGATCGTGTGTTCAACACAGCATTCGGCTGACGTGAATATCGATGAAGTACGAGTAGCAGTTGAGAGTTATATTAGAGAAATATTACCTAAGGAGTTAATCGATGCAAGCACTGAGTTTCTTATCAATCCTACTGGGCGTTTCGTTATTGGCGGCCCCGATGGCGACACAGGGCTCACTGGGCGAAAAATTATTGTTGATACCTACGGCGGTTATAGTCCTCACGGTGGGGGTGCATTTAGCGGTAAAGATCCTACGAAAGTAGATCGTTCAGCGGCTTATATGGCCAGATATCTAGCTAAGAATATCGTGGCTAGTCAAGGTGCACACAAAGCCACTGTTCAACTAAGTTATGCTATTGGCGTTAAAGAACCTACCAGTTTGTTTGTCAAAACAGATCAAGGTGTCAAGTACGACAATACCATCACTGAGTGGATACGAAAAAATGTTGATCTCACACCAGCAGGCATCATAAATAGATTTGAGCTGTTCCGTCCTATATACACCCAAACAACTAACTATGGACACTTTGGTAAGGCCGACTTACCTTGGGAAAAGTTAGATTTATTCAAGGACTAATTATGTTAGATAAATTCAAAAAAATATTAAAACAAGAAAAACCAAAAGCTAAAACAAAAGCCAAGGCCAAAGATACAGTTAAAAAGCCAACAGCTACTAAAAAACCCAAAGCACCAGCTAAACCAAAATTGGATTTAAACAATCCAAAGGATTTAGCGACCAGCAAAGGTGAACCTTGGGTCACTGTATTAAGCATGGAACTTGACAAAGACAATCCCAGCCAAGGTGCATTTGAATTAGATTGGAACGATATCTTTGTAGCACGTTTAATCAAAGCTGGCTATCAAGGCAAAACAGATCAGGACATTGTAGACAATTGGTTTAAAGCAGTATGTTCAAATGTAGTTATGGAAAACTTTGAGCAAGAGATGGCAGATCCCAGCAACCGTGTCAATCGCCGTGATCTAGGTAACGGCAGAACGGAAATCAGTTGATCTTATATGTAAACGGTGACAGCCATAGTGCTGGTACTGAAGCAGTAAACCATTTTGGTTTCGCCCATGATGATCCAAGATATACAAGTTTAGGTCGTCGACCCCATCCTGATAATTTACATGCCAGTTATGGCGCTTTAATAGCCAAAGAGCTAGGTGCCACTCTATACTGTGATGCTGAAAGTGCTAGCAGTAATAGTCGCATCATGCGTACCACCAATGAGTATCTGAAAACTAATCGTCCTGATCTATTGATCATTGGATGGGCTACTTGGGAACGAGAAGAGTTCCATTCTGATGGGCAGTGTTATCAATTTACCGCCGGTATGAATGTAGTTGATTGTTGGCCACCTATACCAAAACATGTACAAGAAGCATACAAGTCCTGGGTCGTTGATGCTGATCCAAATAAAAAAGCACAGTATTGGCACGATGCTATATATGAACTGCATCAAAATTTAAATCAACAACAGATTCCTCACTTATTTTTTAATACATTACATGATTTTAATCATAATTTCATCCAAAAAGCTGACTGGGGTAATAGTTATATAGGACCCTATGAATCAAAACTAACATATTGGCATTGGTTGGATGCTAATGGTTATAAATCAAATAAATGGTATCATTTTGGTGCAGACGCACATCGTGCCTGGGCAAACCATTTGACAAAAATCATAAATGAAAGTATAATGTTTACATGAGATACTTACTTGTAGACACAGCCAACACATTCTTTAGAGCAAGACATTCAGCACATCGCCAAAGTGACACTTGGGACAAGCTGGGTTTTGCTATCCACGTAACCCTAGCTTCAGTAAATAAGTCATGGCGTGATCAGCGTGCTGACCATGTGATATTTTTCTTAGAAGGACGCAGTTGGCGCAAGGACTTCTATGAACCTTACAAGAAAAATCGTGCAGTAGCACGTGCGGCACTTACAGAAGCAGAAGCAGAAGAAGACAAGTTATTTTGGGAGACATTTGATGCGCTCAAGACATTCATCGCGGACAGAACGAATTGTACAGTCCTACAACATCCGGAACTCGAGGCGGATGATCTTATCGCAGGCTTTATCCAAGCGCACCCAGATGATCATCACACTATTGTTAGTAGCGATACTGACTTTCACCAGCTATTGGCTGATAATGTCAATCAATACAATGGTATAGCAGATGAGCTCCATACTATACAGGGCATCTTTGATAAGAAAGGTAAACCTGTCATTGATAAAAAGACCAAAGAAGCAAAGAAGATTCCTGATCCCAAGTTTATACTTTTTGAAAAGTGTATGCGTGGTGATCCTACTGACAACATATTTTCCGCATTTCCAGGCGTGCGCACCAAAGGTAGTAAGAACAAGGTTGGCTTAGAAGAAGCCTATGCTGACCGTACTACCAAAGGCTATAATTGGAACAACCTAATGTTACAGCGTTGGGTTGATCATAATGGTCTAGAACATCGTGTGTTAGATGACTATGAACGTAATCGTATCTTAGTTGACTTAACAGCACAACCAGACGAGATCAAAGTCAAAATAGCAGAAACTATCGCTAATGGACAGGTGGCTAAAAATCAACCCATGGTTGGTGCCCAGTTCTTGAAATTCTGTGGCAAGTATGATCTAGTAAAACTCAGTGAAAATGCTAGCAGTATGGCTGAGTGGCTGATGGCTAGTTATCCGCAGAAAGCGCCTGCATGATATCTGACAGCAATTTCCTAGCTCTTGACTTAGAACTCAACCAACCTAGCGGTAAAATAATCCAAGTTGGTGTTGCCATTGGTAACATACACACAAGGTTTGAAGACTATGTGGTCCGTAAATGGTACATAGATCCAAAAGAACCAATCAGTGAATTCATCAATGATCTGACTGGTATAACTGATGCTGATATACGTGCTAATTGTGTTAGTCACGAAACTGTGGCCCGTGAACTCAGTGAGTTGATCAAAGAGCATAAATGCTTTGTTAACCCAGTAACTTGGGGCGGTGGTGATAGTGTAGAATTACTAGCTGAATTCAGCAAAAATCATGCAGATTTTCCGCATTTTGGCCGTCGTTGGATAGATGTTAAGACCTGGTACACATACTTGATGCTGACCAGAGGTAAAACACCTAGTGGTGGACTAGCATCAGCTATGGGCTACTTTAAACTACATTTCAAAGGTAAAGCACACAGGGCAGATGTTGATGCAGCCAATACTCTAGCATTGTTTTTCAAACTGCTAGAACGGCAAAGTAAATTGGAAAATTTGCTTGACAATGCTCGTGCGGTCTAAGTATAATAAAAGATATAAGGAAAAATATGGCACATATAATTGATAAAACATTTGAATTCTGTTAAAATGTATAAATACATTATAACTAGAGGATTTAATAATGTTTTATGTTTATGTATATTACCATCCAGAAACAAATATGCCGTTTTATGTAGGTAAAGGAACAGGTACACGTTATATGAAACATTTGTCTGAAACCAAAGAAAATACTGAAAATTACAAAAAATGGGCTGTAATACAAGGCTTACGAAACAAAGGGTTGGAGCCTGTAATTAAAAAAGTATTTGAAACTGACAATGAAGATGTAGCCTATGATGAAGAAACAAAACTAATAAAATTATATGGGCGTAGAGATATAGACCAAGATGGTATTCTTACTAATATATGTGAAGACAGCCGTCCTCCTAAAAGAACAAAGGCACTAACAGAAGAACATAAAAGGAAAATATCTGAAGCTCATAAAGGGCATAGAGCATATAATCCTAATTATAAACATTCTGAAGAAACAAAACAAAAAATAGGATTAGCTAATAGTATTGCATTAAAAGGTAAAAAATTAAGTAAAGAACATATGGCTAATATTAAAAGAGGTAAAGAAGGATTAGATTTATCACATACTAAAGAAAGCAAAGAAAAAATATCTAAAGGCCTTAAAGGAAAACCAAAGTCTGATGAACATAAAGCTAAACTAAAAATAGCAAGAGCTAGACAAGTTATAACTGAAGAAACTAAACAAAAAATGAGATCAAGTCAATTAAAAAGATGGGAGAAACGTAATGGGATATAAATGGGTGATAGATAAAGAATTTCACTTTGAGATGGGACATCGTGTTTGGGCACAAAAATTAAATCGCCCAGATTTAAGTATTGAAA